ACTGACCGTATTCCAGGTTTAAACCGGAAATACCGGAAATCGCCTCTACGAGTTCCTGCTCGGTAACGTAAATATCTAGATCCGGTTTATTATCTATGTACGCGGGCGAATCCGGATTTGTTTCATCCCAGTCAGACTGAACCTGTGCTTCCGGAATTAATCCGGTAACCGTATTGATAGTATAGTCGATTCCTGTAACGACTGCGTCATATACGTCGGCATGTGTAGGAAGACCGGTAACGACATTGGTAATATTCGTAATGTCCTGGTTAATTTCAGTAATATCCTGGTTAATACCGGTAATACTCTGGTTGATTTCTGTAATGTCGCCTTCGATATTCGTAATCGATTCGTCGATATTCGCAGTCACGGAATCGATAATGTCGGCTATGGAAATATCGAAATTGTTGTCGCCGGTAACTTCTATATTGACAGTACCGTCAGAAGATTCGATATTGACAGAACCGGAAATAACCGCAGTGCCGGCGATTTGAGGTAGAACATTCGCTCTTGACATTACGAGTGTGCCGAAACGATTGTATACATACACATCGTAAGCGTGTGCCGGGCTCGCCAGGACTATGTTAGCGCCCAGAGAATCGAGTGGAATCTGAAACGGATGTAAATTTCCAGACCAGTCGGAATAACAGTAATACTTGTTCCTGGTACCGTGGATATAGACTTCTATCCATCCACCTGTGAGCGGCTTGCCCGCGCTGTTGATAAGTTCGAATTCCGGGGACAGCAAGTACCCGAGTGAAGTTTCTTCGATTTCGTTAACCATTGTTCTTAACTCCTAAGCATAGCTGATGGTGTTATTTATGCGAATAATTAGAACTGAATTTGAAATTTCAGATATTTACGGATTATATATAATATGTAAACAATTTATTACTATATTTGTAAACATATTACTAACAGAGGAAATTTATGAAATTACCAACATGGCGGAAAGTGGACCGCCGAAGAAAGATTCACATATCGTATACGGATCCGGACTTCGTCGAATACTACGACATCGACCTCGACGACTTTACGAGGCTCGTAGTAAAGCTGAGGAACAAGGAACGCCTTACCGAAGCGGAGAACGACAGATACGGTTTATATATATTGACGGTAGCCCTCATCGTCCAGGAGAACAAGAAGTTCAAGAACAAGACGCTTACCGAGAAAGAGGAGATGATAGAACAGCAGTATATGGAGCTCTTACAGGGACTTCCCACGTTTAACCCTAACAAGGGATGTTCAATCTACTCGTACGCATACCGTATAGGTTATACGTCGGCGTGCCACTACTTCACGTTCAAGATAGACGAGGCAGAGGAACGTAAGGCCATCGAGGAACACTGTAAACAGGAACTGGAAGACTACTATTACGAGTGGTCCGACCATAAAGTAAGGAATATTAACATAAAGGAAATCAGATAATGAATAACAATATTACTAGAATATGTTTCGTACCCATGGATCTCGCAGCATGCGGCTGGTATCGAATCCGGAACGCCTTCAACGCCCTATATGGTCATGAAGGGATAGCCGCCGCGCTGAACCCCATCGCCACGTTCAGTGGAGGTTCAGATTTCGTATATACGCAACGTATGTGCAAGGAAGGCGGCTTCCAGGTACTGAAACAATTATCGGATGCCGGAACCAAGGTCATAATCGACTATGACGATGATGTTTGGCATGAGCTGCCGTCCTATAACAAGTGTCTTGTGAACTGGAAAGAGAATTACGAGGGTATGAAGAAATACCTGGCTGACGTGGCCTACAAGGTAACGTGCACTACCGAAGGCCTCAAACGTAACCTTATGGAATTCGTACCGGAGGACAAGATCGTGGTAATCCCTAACTGCCTAGACCCTAGATACTGGGTACGCAAGTTCGAACCGTTGGGAAAGGGATTCTTATACGCCGGCTCGCCTACACATTACTGCAAGGGTGATTACGGCGACTTCCCTAAAGGCCTGGTTGACTACCTTAAGGACAAGATGGTACGTATCCAGGGCGTGAAGCCGGATTTCATAAACGCTTCCGAAATTATCCCGTGGACCAGGATTGACTATTATCATAATTCGTTCCTTGCAGCGGCACAGAAATCCGCCTTTATATTGGCGCCCCTTAAGGATAACGATTTCAACAAGTCTAAGTCGGATCTCAAGTATATCGAATCCTGTGCGGCAGGCCGAGTATGTCTTGTATCCGACGTGGAAACCTATTCGTTGGCACATCCTTATCAGAAGATCCCCCTGGAGGTCACGCCTACCACGATGAAATTCATAGTGGAACGTGCTTCGAAGAATTATCAGGAAATCCTGAATTATCAGTACAACATACTGAATACACGATGGCTACGGGCAGATAAGTATCTGGAACTCTTTAAGTAAACTTAAATTTACGTTTAAATCAATATAAAGGGGTTGACAACGGCCCCTTACTTTATTATATTATGTACATAAACCAAACAAACCAAAGGAAACAATATGAACACTTACAGAAACTATGAATACGAAATTAAGAATGAACGTGACGGCTGGTATAGCTGCACGATTACTTTGAACGGCGAAGTAGAGACTAAATTCGAATCTACCGGCATCTCCGACGACGGTGCGAAGAAGCAAATCGACCGCATTATTCGTACTAAGGAAATCGACAACTATATCCATAATAACACGGATCTGTGTTTAAGACTCGCTAAGACTTACGAGAAGCGTCCTGGATACGGCTCGTGGTTGTCACATCAGGTATACAAGTTTATCAATAAGAACTATACCGGCGATACTGAAGCGTTAACCAAGAAGATCTTCAAGACTGTAGTTAGCCGCGAGAACAGCAAGCTGAACAATACTATCGACCACCTGACAGACATGAGCATGATTGAATTCCGCCGCCTCATCGAGAAGTTGACAGAACATAAGGTCTGCGTTAACGGCGGAAAGGCTTATTTGCACATCTATAACTGGCTGTACAAGGACGGCAAGAAGACTAACTACCGTACTGACCATTATTATATTTCAGTCGGTCAGAATCTTCAGCGTACAGAAGAGAACGCAAAGATGATTGCCGCGAAGTGCCTTGAATTCGCAAAGATCGAGAATTACGGAAACAAGGTTGAAATTCCAGTGGAGAAGTTCTAATGAATAATAACCTTAAGAAGATCTTTAAACATTATGAAGAATATGGTTATAAACATTCTAGTAATGACGTGTTGACACGTTTATTGAATAAATTGACCACAACATGGTATGTTAAGACTGTTGGAGAACCATTTATTATCGATAATGTTGTATTCCATAAGGATGGATGTGGCGGATCGTTTGATATTTGCACTTCTATGACTCATGAGACATTATATAATGTATACGTTAATACCGGCAGACTTGATGTAACAGATTATAATGTGGAGGAGTTCTAGTATGGAATTGGCTAAACACGACACCGATGGTGAGCCTATGGAATTCGAATCTGAAGATGCCGCCAAAGAATACATGAAAGAAACTTATTGCAAGTAATGAGGTCTTCGATGATAAACAATAAACAAAGAAACAATATAATGAAACGTTATTTCATAGACCTTGAAGGTAACCGTCATAAAGTCACTGAATCAAACATGTACGATTATCTGGATATTAAGAGTAATCAATGGTGTAAGATATTGGATATGATTCGTATCAAGAGTGGTGAACGAGAAATACACACAGTTAGGTATAATATATATAGTAAAGAGAACTCTTTGGAATACGAGATGAATCGCTGGAATAATCACAGGGACGAAGTATATGCCGAATGGTGTGCTGATGGGTCGACCAAAGCGGAAGTCGATAAGAACTGGGCAGAGTACTTCGATGACTTGCGTAAAGAGATTGCTGAACTAAAGGACAAGCTGACCGTCATGGAAATCGATACATACATTGCTTGTCGGCCTGAAAGAACAGTGAAAGCTTTCTTCGATAGGTTCAGTAATAACTGGCGGACGTTCAGAAGCAGACTAGAAACTAAAGTTAAGTCAGAATTGAATATACCTTAATGTAATAAAGAAAGGCCCGAGGAACTTCCTCGGAGCCTTTATTAATTAATGTAATCTGTTAATTACAGAGCAACGACGTTAGCAGTTGCATCCTTGATGCAGACGTAAGTGACGGCACGCGGGTCAGTGATACCCCAGACACCGGCGATGGTGTAACGGGTGATATTCGTACCCTTGAGAACGTCCACTGCACGTGCGGTATGCATTGTGATGCCGTTCGGAGTAGTGACAGATTCGTCAGCGTTGGACCAGTCCAGGTTCTTGAACGTATCGGCTTCGAAAGCGCCGTTCAGACGGATCAAACCGGTGAAGTAGATACCTGCAGTGATCGGGTTAGCAACCTTGTCAGAGGCTTCAGGAACCTTGGATGCTTCCTTGGTGCCGTTGCCAGTGAAATCGACATGACGGACCTTCACAGCGCCGCTAGTTGCATCTTCGACAGCGATGAAAGCCTTGAGAGCGGAAGTCGGTTCACCGACGAGGTCACATGCCTTGACGCCAGCGATAAAGATCGGAGTACCGGCCGGGATAACTTCAGTAACACCGTTGAGAGTCAAAGTATCAATCTTGTCGCCGGAAACGTAAGAAGTAACGGTTGCGTTGGACAATTCGTTTGCGAGGGCTTCAGAGATTTCGAGAACCTTGAAACCTTGCTGAGAACGAACTTCGGCTTCGGCGATAGTACCCTTGAGGCCCTTACGATAAATCGGTTCGACGTCACCTGCAGGTTCGTATGCCTTGCCTGTGCTACGTGCGATAGATTCAATCATCGGATCCAAGAAAGCGTACTGGGATTCGCTAGAGATAGATTCAAGGTAGTTGGAAGCCTTGAAGAGCGGGAGCCAGCCCTGGCCGACGAAAGCGGTGTTCTGCTTACCGAGGTCAGCGTCCATGACATCCTTGACGAGGCCCTTGGCGAGCTTCTCTGCGTTCGGCTTTGCGATCTGGGTATCGAAATCCACGTCTGCCTTTACGAGGAAGTCAGTATCGATTGCGATGTTGCCTTCCTGGACCTTGAAGTCCACAGGACGTTCCTTGAGGTTGGAAACGTGACCGGAAATATCGATACCGGTAACGTATTCGCCGGCGTCACGGATAACGAACTGGTATTCGCGGCCGTTGCGCTTGCCTTCGAGCTGGTCAGCGAGGTAAGACTTGGTACCGACGGTGAGGTAAGGTGCTGCTTCTGCCGAACGGATAAGAACGAGTTCGGTGTGCTTATTGGTAACAAACTGATTAGCCATGATAAATTCTCCTTATTAATGTTTGTGTTTGGCTAGGTAATCGTTAATAGATTTCATGCTGGATACCAGGGACTTCGGTTCCGGAGCCGTGGCGCCGCTGCTGGAAATCTGCTTGCCCATGACGGGCATCTGCGGCTTTGTTTGAGTTGGTTCGACTTTAGGCTTGTGGTATTCTTCCAGAATTTCGTCGGCTATCTTAGCGGCATTCATCTTGAGGATAACCGGGTCCTTGCTCCTGAACATCTTGCCGAGCCACTTGTTGGGGTTGGTCATCAGTTCGCGGATAACGATCGGGTATTCCTGGATGCTGTCGAGGTAACCGAATACTACGTTGTTCGGGTCCGCTTCGCCTATGGCTTCCGCGAAATCCCTTCCCTTGGTAGCTACGAGTTCGTTATAGTCGTCGAGGTCCTTTCCGCTGAAACATTTCTCGGTAACGTATTTGTCGTATTCCACTGCATATTGCATACTTTCCTGTTCGCGAGCGCGCTTGAGGCCGTCAACTTCCGCCTTCATGTCGCGTTCCTGAAACTTCCAGTCTGTATACGCGTTGTAATCCGTCGTACCGTCCTGTTTCTTGAAATCCTCGGCCCTAAGAGATTCGTACTTCTTCAGGGTATCTTCGAGTTCCTTGATTCTGGCTTCTTTCTTGCCGTTGTCTTCCTTGAGCTTCTTGTTCTTCCGGTTGAGGCGTTCGAAAGCGTAATCGCGTTTCGTCTTCGTATCTTCCGGGTTGCTCTCGGGTTTCTTCTCTGCAGCGGGTTTCTTCTTCTCGGGCTCATCGCTTCCCTTGTCGATTGTTTCCTTCTGCTCGCCGTCATTTGATTCCTTGGCCTTGTCCTCGGGAGAATCGACGTTAACTTCTTCCTTGGCGGTTTCCTTCACTTCTGTTTCCACTGATGGGGTTTCGACTTTCTGTTCGGGTTCCTTGACCTCTTTGCTTTCGCCCTTCATGTAGTCGAGGGCTTCTTCGGTACTCATTGACATAAGGTGAGTCATTCCTTCGCCGGTGTTAGTTAATTTCTCGACGGCCACCGTTACCGTCAATATGGAGCGGAAGAGATTCGAACTCTTATGAGATAGCTTGCAGGGCTATTGCCTGACCGTTAGGCTACCGTCCCGTTGTTGTTGAAATAATTAGAGAATTCCAGCAGATGGATTCGAACCACCGGTGTTAACCCGAAAGGGACCTGATCTACAGTCAGGCGCAGTCGCCAGCTGTGCCATACTGGAATATTTGGAATAATAATTAGTGATTATTCAAATACGCTTCCCAAGCTTGTCAAGTAAACTACCGTCGAGTTTCATCTGTACAAACGGTTTATTTGGATTATAAGGTTCCATAATTACTCCTAATATTCAGGAAATTTAAAGCCATTATCTACCATTGTATTCCATATATCCGCCTTAATGGCATCTACATCAGTTACGCCTTCTCGTTCTAAAGCCCGATTTATAAATGATTTCTCATAATTATTATAGAAACCATCCCGAGTCATACCTTTATAGTCTAACATATCTAGAGTACGGTCATTAATTTCATTACGTATTTCAGCGGCTTCTTGAAGCGTTTCTTTCATTAATTTATTAGCATTCGCTCTCTGTTGAGCCGGATACTGAGGATCATTTGCAATTTGGGCAAATCCATCAGCCTTACTTTCAATTGACTTTAAACGGTATTCTAAAGCTGGTAAAGGTGCCGATGGATCTTTAGTTGAAATTTCATTATTTACTCTAGCTAATTGTCTTTCTTTCTGTTCTTTCCAAGCACCTAAGTCATGAAGATTGAAACTACCATCTGGATTTCTACGTACCATTCTACGTGGTCCTTTAACAGGTGTAAACCATAAGGCTGCTTCTTCCATAATACTTCCAGGAGTAGCTTCGCCTGAACGAATCTGGTACTTGAACGGTACAGTTTCGTCAGTAGCTAAATTTAACGTTTCAGATGCAGGACCTTCCGGATTCTCATGGAAATATTTCAATGCGGCTGTAAAGGGCACGCCGGCTTCCTGAAGTCTGTCCAGAAGTTCTGATTTATCCTTGGGAGCTTCCTTCCAAGATACTGTCGGTCTGTTCGGATTGTACGGTTCCATATATTCTCCTTAGATTGCCAGCCCGTGTACGGATCCGTCACCGTTTCCGAGCTTCTTAGATTCGTTGATTACGCGGCCCAAAGACGGCGACTTGAGGAATCGCGTCATCTGGTCGGGTGTGATACCGGCATAGGTGTACATGCGGCCGTCGAGCTGTATGACGGCTATCTGCGAGTTCGGGTCGTAATTGACCGAGTTTACCCAGCTTGAAGTAAGTTCGGGCTTCGGCGTACGCTTGTCGTTGTCGCCGTATTTCCAGTATCTCGGATATTGAAGTTCGTATTCCTTCGCGCGTTCCTCTAGCGCCTGCATAAGCGGTACATTATGGGTCGCCTCGGCGATATACCATTCGTCCGGGTACTGGTATTCAGGATCCTGTAACTTACTGTGTTCGAAATCGGTCTGGAGTTCCGTACCCATAGTACGGTTTCCTCCGTTATTGCTCCCGCCCGTAAGTATCTGCCATAACATATGTTAACCTCCCATTCCGCGTTCGAATTCGTCTACGCCGTCCTGGATTCCCTGGAGATAGGCGTCGGTTTCTCCCTGTTGGCGGTTGATAGCGGATTCGGCCGCCTTAATCATTAGTTCCTGCTGTCTGAGGGCCGTATCGTTGTCGGCCTTGACGGCTTCGTTCTCCGTCTTTACGGCCTGGTTGTCGACCTTGGCGCCTTCGAGCATCATCTTGTCCTGTTCCTGGATTACGAACTTCTGCCAGTCCTGGATTCTCTGTTCGCGGCCGTTGAGCATGCTCATCTGTGCCTGGAACAATTGTTTCTTCAGGTCCTCGTTCTCCTGCTTTGCCATCTGGAGTTCGCTCATGGTATCTTCCATCTGAGCCTGCATCTGGTTGAGCTGGTGGATTGCGACAGGATCCTGTACCTGGTCGATAATCTGTACGCCGGCCGGCAAGTTGGCCACGATGTTACGTGAAAGCTCGTCGCCGAGTTCGTTCTTCAGCGTATCCGCGAAATACTTAGCGATAACCGGTTTCATCTCGTCCGGCATGATAGTAGCCAGGGCGTTAAGTTCCTGACGTTTCTTCATTTCACGCGTAATGACCTGCGGTCCGTTCTCGAGGGTGAACTTGAGGTCGCTTCCGCCGGTAATAAGTTCGATAATAATCTTCGCCATCGTACGGATAGCCTTGTATGCGTTGTTGTAGTACGAGGCGGTATTGGATTCCTTCGAGATTTCCTGTCTTAGGATTTCGGTAGCGGTACGTTCCTTCTGGTCGACGATACCGGTAAGAGGAATACCCAGAGAGTCTTCCATCAACGTACGGCATGTAGAGATAGTATTCTGTAAATCCCCGGTTTCGAAAGATTCGGTAAGAGGTACCGGCTGGTGTTCGCCCTTCCAGAGGACAGCCACGGAATCGTCGTCGTTACATGCGGCCATGCTCTTGGGCATGAGCGCGTCGACGTTGACCATGTAGTTGGCCTTGGCAGAACGTCCCACGCGTTCGACTAACGTAGAATACGCGATATTGGTACCGAGTACGAGACTCATGGTCTGCTGCACGATACCGTTGTAGTTAATCTGGTCGGATTCGTAGATTTCGTTACCGGCTATACGGATAATCGGGATGTACTTGATAGGCAGTTCCATGCGCTGTACGACCTTGTCGCCTACAATCTTGTACATGTCGACCAAATCGCGGTCGTTCTTGGCGAAATACGAAATGACGGCTACAGAATCGTCCGGAATATCCCACTGGTCGAACTGGCTGAAAGCTATTGAACATTCGACGTTCGGGTAGCTCATCGGCACTACGTCGTCGCCGTAAAGCCTCTTGGCCTTACGTACGGAGATATAGTTGATAATCGCGCCCTCTTCTGCGTCGGAACAGTCCACGTTGGAACAGTTAGGGTCTATAGCCACGGCGTCGATATGGCTTGCGGATTCGACTATGACCTTGGGTTCGCCGGTAAGCTCGTCCGCTACCGTAGTGACTACCAGGAAACCGTAACCCGTAAGGACCGCCTTCCGGAAAGCGTCGGTAATCGCGGACTTGTTGTCGGAATCGGATTCAATATTGTCGATACTCTGCTGGACTTCACCCATGTTGTCCTGTGTCAGTTCTATGTGCCACGGGCTGTTGGAGATAGGCGAGCTAATCGCGTTGACCATCGGGTTCCAGTTGTTGAGGACCAGGTTTGTCTTCTTGCCGCGCTTGTACTTCTTTACAGTAGACTTGTCCCAGAAATCGCCGGAATATCTACGCATGTCGGAGACCGCCCTCTCAATGGTCGTGGAGAAGCGGTCGTCTGACTTGATAAGGAAAGAATTGCAGCTGTCTATGATTTCGTAATCTTCCATCTTTAATACCTTATATTATTTGAGAGAATAAATAGATTCTACGGTTCCTTGGAAGCCGTCATCACGGTATCCACTTGGAATCCGGACCAGCTGGAAGAGGACGACCTTAGGAACATACCTATTCTTGTAACAGAGGTCCTGTTGGAATCCTGGTGGTTCGGGGCGCGCCTCATGTTGAGCTTGTACTTACCGTTACCGATATAGTGCGCCTTCATGGTGAACATTACCGGTATGATAAGGTCGTCGATACCCATGGTAGGGATACTGTGACTGTTGATACGCCATTCGACGGATACCAGGAAGTCGTCGCGGCCGAAACGGTAGTATTCGATAGGACCGGAAATACCGTTGTCGTGACCGGAAACGTCGTCGTAGATGTTGTCCGTATAGAGACATACGGTAGTGTAGTCCTGGTTGATACTGTAGAGTACCGGGGTATCGTCGGGCCATGCGACTGCCGGAGTACCGTAATCCGGCATGTCTGCAAACGTTAGAGACTTGAAGAAGCTTGCCGAATCGGTCTTGGCGAAGCTGCCCGCATTATCGCTGATGACATAGTGGTGCAGTTCGTCGATTTCCGCCCAGTAGTTGCTGGTGTTCGGGATAATCAGGGGATTCTGAATATTCGCCGTATTGTGGGTAATTATGAGCCCGAATACGAGAGTATTGTTTCCCGTAGGCTGCAGCACTATCTGTGCGTTCACGATACAGTTGTCGATATAGCCGTCGATAATATTGTAGTACGTATCGGAAACGACATTACCGTAGATATCGCCCGCTGAACGGTAGATACCTTCTTCGAGGGTACGCTTTCTCAAGGTCACCTGGCCGTTAAGCTGGCAGTCCTTGTACACGGTAGATTCAGAACTTACAGGTACCTGTATGCTGGAAGAATAGGCTGACATGCCGTCTACAGTAATACCTGAGGCGGAAGAAGTCAATGTAGTATCCCTTAAGGAAAGCTGCTTGTAAGCGCTTCCGTTTAGCGCCACCGTACCGCCCTGAACGAACACTGTCGCGTTGGGCGCCTCGTTCATGACTATATCGGAATCGATAAAGTTGAAGTACATCTGGCGTGACGGATAGCCGTTGGCGATATTGACCTGGCAGTTTACGAACTTGTAGTAGTTACCGGCCGCGTTGTTGGTAAGCCTGATATTTCCCCTTACGTTCTCGAATACGTATGTGTGCTGGTTGCCGGATTCATGGAAGCTGTTCGTACCGTTACAGATTAAATTATGAATTTGAGTATCGGTATCGAGCGCCATGTTCATGGACATACCGGAAGCCGCAGTTATATTCTGGTAATCAAGGACATAGTTGCCGGCGAGCCAGTTGAGGTACATGAACATATAAGGCTTGTGACGGAAACTGTCGGCATCCAGGATACAGCCTGTACATGTGGCTGTCTGTACCTGGTCGCCGTTGAACATATATTCATTAAGCACGCAGTTCGTAAAGCCGTTGCCCGTAGATACCGTACCGGTAATGTCGAAAGTACACGTATTGAACGTATTGTCGGTAAGGATACCGTTACCTGTCACATGGCACTGCTGCAGGTTGTATCCTGTAGAGTTGGCGCGGAAATCAACATCCCAGTCGAGGAAAGTCTTTACGTTGGTAGAATATACGGAAGTATTGACCATGTAGGTAGCCGGGAGAAGACCGTTCTTCTTGTTGAGGGTCTTCAGATTCCAGGAAGCCTTGGCGTAGTTAGCGAACAGGTTGAGCGTAGCCGTATTGCAGCGGAAGTCGCCGTTGATTTCGGACTTGATAGTAAAGCCGTCGTAGAAATCGATTATCGGTGTGTTGGCCATGTCGATAACCGGGCATTCAACCGTGGCGGAGCTCGTAAACTTGAAATACTTGTAATCGACACCCGCGTTCAGGAAAGGACGGATTCCTACCGAGTTACAGTATTCGACGAGGTTACGGAAATCAGAAGTCTTGTCTACTGCCGTTACGAGGCTGTTGGACGGGAAGATACCGAAATGTCTGGAATCGCAGTGTTCGGTAGGCTGGACCATAATCCATCTGCCCTGGGCGCGTTCGCACTGGATTACCGAGCCGTTATTGTCGGTAGCCAAGGAAGATTCCTTCCATACGTAATTGATAGGTTCCTTGTCGCCTACGGTATTGTAACCGAGCAAGGTGATGACCTTCACGCCGTTTACTTCCGGTATGTTGTCAGGGTCTACCATACGTAAGGCCTGGATGCTCGGTATGCACACGGCCGTATCGGAAACGACAGACGCAGTCACGTCTTCCTTCGAATCCACGCTGTACTGCAGGGACCACTTCGTATCGTCCGACACGTCAATATCCAGTTCGGTATTCCAGATACCCGTTCCTATGTACTTGTAGAAATAGGCGGTAACGTCGGAATCGACAAATACCTGTGTGCCCGTACGACCGTAATAGTCGGTGAGCTGTGGATTGTCGATTGCCGTACCCTCGGAATCGTAAATAGGCGCCGGCGTGTTTCCGCCGAACACGTTGAACATTACGCAGCCGTGGAGAGGGTTGCCCTTGTTATCGGTATATCTGTTCCAAATGTCGAAATTTCTCATTATAAACCTCTAGGTTCTCCGTATTTGTTAAGGATTTCCTTGATTATAGAATCTTTGACAGCCCTGGCGGAATCCTGCTTGGCTTCTTCCTTCATGTATCTGTCTATCCTTGAACCGGCTACAGGTATTCTTGTCCATGGCGACTGTTCATCATACCAGTAAGTACCTGCATTGTTAGTCAAGTAATTCTTTATCTCTTCCTCGGCTCTAAGCTGTGAAGCTGTCGGAAGATTCTTGAAACCTTCTTCTATATCTATATATTTCGATAGAATAGGATCGTTTCTCATAAATACCTTCTCATCGGCATTAAGATTTAACTTGTAGGCCGGAATCTTCTTACCGTTATAACCGTTGTAATAAAGGTCAAGCTTATTGAGAATTCTGTTCCTCATTTCATTTGCATCTTTATTAGCTTTATATGCTTCGTATTCAATACCTTCCTTTAAACCCCTAGATTCAGGCATATTCTGTCGAATATAGTGCTTTGCCGCATTACGTGAATCAGACTTTACATCATTTCTCAGAACATTCGGCATATCATTACGTGAAGTACGGTCAGTACCTAACTCCATAAACTTGTTGGCCAGATCACGTCCCTTACCGGTAGTAAACTTTCCAGCGCCCATAGCCATACCGCGTATGACCCATGGCATAGTGGCATTAACGGCTGATTCGGTAGCCACATCTGTACCGCTGAAATTTCCTCTTGGATTATCATCACCGTAAGCAGCTGCATCGGCTGCTTCCATGATGGTCGGGGTAGCTACATTACCGGCTACACCTTGTCCTATTCTGCCAAGGAATCCGAGCCTTGTTAACGGCGCAGAGAATCTTCCCCAAGGTGTGGCATAAAGAGCATTCTGACCTACGTCAAGCACTACATCTTCACCACCCGGAGTTTCACCACGTTCTACTGCTTCTACAGAACGTGGAAGCATCATTTCAGTGATATAACCTGGAATAGTACCGTCATGTGCTATATCGTGTCTACGCTTCTCTGTAGCGAGCTTACCCATTTCGTTAACAGTTTCATTGTAAGTCTTACCTTGCTTGTCTGCTACGAATTTAATCTGATCTGTCGGAATCTCTTCGAAATTCTTATACCAGTCATTACCGAATTCCTTATCGTAATCGATTTGACCTGTCTTTATATCAGTATATAAAGCCTTACGGAATTCAGGCATAAGTTCAAGATCTTTAGTCTTGAATTTATTAGCGAAATAGGCTCTATTAGATGATAAATAATTGGCAACATCGACATCAGATTCTATCTTGTTGACTGCTTTATATAGATCCTTAAGATTATTATCGTAAAGTTCGTCAAGAATCTTATCCTTAAAGGCACCCATATTAATCTCCTGTATATTTACCGATAGCACCGAATTCTTTAAGCAATTTCTTACCTTCCGGAGAATTTGCCCATTCTCTCAAATCATAACCTATTAAAGTCTTACCTTTATCCCATTTAGCCTTACGTTCTTTCTTATTACGTTCCTTAGTTTCGTCGGTTTCTATACCGTGAATGTAATTCAAGGCGTCCATAAGTGCTTCTTTCTTAGTGAATTCAGGATGTGACTTGATTTCATTCTCGATATCAGCCTTCTCCTTATCGGTCTTGATAGACTTTATTCCTTTCCATTTAGTAACATTCACTTCAGTCTTGACCGGAACTTCTGTAGGCTTAACTTCCGGAGTTTCCGAATTTCCTGTTTCTTCGACCTTATTGTCATTAGACGTATTACTTATAAAGCCAGTACGCTTGTTATAGTAATCAAGTTCATGTTGTGCAAGGGCAAGATCCATCGTTGCCTTGTCAATTTCATCTTGATTACCAGAGTTCTTAGCCGCTTCCAAAGCCTTCTGTGCATAACTGTACTTGGTAGCTGCCTTGTTACGCATAAGCATATTCTCGTCCATCTTATCCATCGACGTATTCTGACGATTCATTTCGGCTATCTTCTCTTGCAGCTTACGATTAGCTTCGGCTTCGGCTGCCTGGAATTCCTGTTGCTGTAAGGCTCTAGCCCATGCGGTCTGATCGTCTAAGGCTTTCTGGTGTACGCTCTTGTCACCCTGGAAATATGCTCCCCATCCACGGTTACTTGTCGGCGCTGAGTAACCGTTCATGTACTTGTTCTTCAAGGCGATTTCTGCCTTGACCTTGGCGATGTCGTTCTGAATTTCTTCTACACTTCTAGGCATAAATACCTCCGTTAAGGGCCTTGCGATATAAATTATCTTCAACATCTATATCATTATAACCGTCCCACGGTTCTGTAACTGTAGACTGAATTCGATTATAAGGATCCATTAGATATTGATTGACGGCCTTACGCTGACTGACCTGAGAATTGTACTTATCCTGTACGTTCTGAATACGCTGTGCTTCTGCAAGTTCCTGTTCAAGGGCTGCGAGCCTTGCTTCCGGTGTGTCGTTCTGTTCGACATACATATCGTATGCGTTCAGTCCTACCTTACCCATGTCGTCGGCGAACTTCTGGCCTATTTCGGTTGCACCCTTCCAGAAATCGGCATCAGCACGGTATTTGTCGCCTGCTAGCTTTCCTCGTTCTGTAGCTTCCCTAAGGCCTGCCTGTATGGAGGTAATCGGGTTATATGAATTTGCCTTATAGATTCCCATATTTAAACTCCTTAATAAAGTCCCGCGATAGCGTTACTGTAAGTCTGCTTGGCATTCAAGCGATCCTGCTGAGCCTGCATAGTATCGCCCATTCGAGCATCCATGGTGTTGTAGTAATCGCTTGCGAGATTACCCTGAAGTCCCATCTTGTATTCGTTACCAGAACGTAAAGCATTAAGACGAGCCTGATTGTTCTTGATTGCGTCAGAATAGCTCTTATATGCGAAGTCGCGTTCATTCTGGTAATCCTGCATGGCTGTACGGTAAAGTTCATCACTCTTGTCGGCCACGCCCTTAGCGATATTCAAGGCTGCTCCTGTTCCTCGTCCCATACCTGCGCCCGCTGCTGTATGCTGCAACTGGTTGGCAGTATCGCCTATAATCTGGCTGTAGTAAGGGTTGATGTAGTCTTCCTTGGTCTTCTTGAAATTGAAACCAGGATCAACGGCGGCATAATCTTCTGGATTATAATTGGCTATCGCGTTCTTGTATGCGGAAGCATCGGCCTGTGTACCGAGAGAGCCGCGCTGGCCGTAGTAGTCGTCGATTTGCTGGATAAGGTTCTTGTATTCGTTGTCGGTAATCTGCCCGTTCTTGTAAATCGAGGCAGCCGCCTGTTTCTTAGCTGCGAGCTCTGCAGCTGCGGCTTCCTTCTGGGCTTCGGTCTGCATGTAAGTACCGTAGAGTCCCATGCCCGCCTGTGCAAGACCTGCGCCTGCTGCAATAAGTGCTGGAATCATGCTGAATTTCTCCTTTAATTTATGTCAATAATTAGTTCCAGGACTTCAATACGAATATCCCGAAACCGTTAACGTCGTCACCTAGATGGCAGTTTAATGTAGAATTCCTTACCGCGATACGGGTACCGTTGGAACACATGACGAAACCGTCGTATATTTCCGGCAGTTTCAGGTCGGTATAATCCGCGCCGTTCTCGAGGTTTATAATCAACAGGTTCTTTATAACGGTAAATACGGCCTTCTGCTCTCCGCGCTGGCCGTACTTTCCCTTGATAGCCTCGAAGTTCTCGTTCGATTCGTCGTATCTAATAAGTTTCAATTCGAGATTGTTCATATGTCACCTACATTATGGATGTCGGGGCGTACTTGACCTCGAGGTTCTGGATACTGAAAGGAATATTCTCGGTAGTGGAAATTTCCAAAGTGAAGTATCTTCCGAGTCCGCAGCCGTAAAGGGTGGTCTCGTAATCGTATCTTCCTATCTTGCCCATCCATGCGTCCTCGTAGTCGCTCCAGTCCGCGCCGTCCCATGAATATCTGAAAGACACGCGAGGGTTAAGCTCGAGGTTGTCGTACTGGTCGTTGAAGCTGTGCTGGCCGTTGTTGGTCACCAGCTTGAGCATGTCTATGTAGAAAGGCTGGTTGTTGTACGTCAGCATGCCTCCTCTACGCATCTTGTAGATACACTTGCCGTCGTGTTCCGTATACTTGTTCTCGTCCATATAACATAAGGCATCCTTTGTTCCCACGTAAATCTTGCCGTACGCGTATGTCGGGTACACGTATCTCCAGGCTACGAGCATGTTCTTGTCGTCGTATGAAGCCCTGTAGTGCCATGCGTCCTCGTTCACGTCGTACACAAAGGTCTTCTGTTCCTCGATGAACGTCAACGAATAGAAGCAGTGCTTGTGTTCCATCCAGATACCGGCTATCGCGTGTTCCGGGTGAGCTATCTGCTGGATTTCCCTTTCTATATCCTGCGTGGAAATACGCTTTAATGTAGTATCCTGAATCATGAACACGCCGTTGTCGCCTATGTCAGAATTGCCGAGCCAGAGCACTGTCTGCCCGAGCATTGCGAGAGAGTTAGGAGCCTTGATTCCGATATTTCCCGCCGCGTTGTCAGGCGAGCTGAACGGGTTGTTATAGTCGTCGTTATAGCTGAAATACTGCCAGGAACGTTCACCGAAAGTATAGAGTTTAGAACCGTTCGAAATCAAGGCCGTAGTATTGTCAGGGCTCCATTCAGAATACGTCACGAAACCGTACTTGGCGAACTGTACCGTATTGACCCTGAATAGGTCGTTAACTTCGGGCGTGTCGTCCGCGGTTCCGGTTATGAAAGCCTGCCATTGTTCCCAGTATACGTCGTGAATATGTCCTGCCTGGTATTCGGTCTTCTGTTCGTCTGTAAGCGTCATCCACCAGTTTACGAATTCCTCACGGTCCTGATAGAAAGAATCGGGTTCCGAATTCGATATTTCGAAAGGATACTGGTAGGAGGTATAGAAAGCGTCCGTACCTGCGTCATTCACCACCAGGTACCCATATAAATAAGCACAATGAGTAGGCTTGATTGCCACGTCGGGTTCGCTCGGATCCTTCTTTACTCGTACCGGCAGGTCTATCGCCTTGAAGTCCGCCTGCTGGTCGCCTACCGGAAGTCCGGTATTGACCGCGTATACGTTATAGCCGTCGACGATAATAAGATGGGGATGAGACGAGCCGTAGCCGCCAGTTTCCGTCATGCGGCATTCCGTATTGTTGGACGGTATAGTGGCTATCCATTCGGTGGTATTGTCCTCGTTGACAAGATAGAGGCTGTTGTCGTATACCGTATAGAGTACAGGACGGTTATCGTAACCCCTCGATACCCTGAACATTCCCCTGCACTTACCGGAAATATCGGCGGCCTTTACTTCGCCGCATACCGTACGCATTACGATTTCCGTAGATTTCTCGTCTGCACATTCCTGTTTCTCCATGAACATGTTGGTAGATTCGCCAAGGCCCACGTGTACGAGGTTGCTCTTGGAAATCTTTCCGCAAATATTGCTGATTAACTTTGCCTGACTAGCCATATATTCTCCTTAGAATATGATACCGTTACCCGCGAGCAGCTGGCCCTGAGTCATCTGGCAGTCTATACCGAAATAGTCTGAACGGTTGAGAATCCGGTCTTCCGCCTTCGGGGTACGTACGTTGTCCACGAGTACCTGGACTTCCTGCTGGAGTCGTGTCATCTGGGCGTCGTCGAGACGGGGATACTGGAGTGCGAGCTTGTGGGCGAGGGCCACGATAAGCAGTTCAACGTAGTTATCCGGGATATAGAGATCGGAATCCAGATCGAATTCCATCGCCTCGTTATACGTCATCTTGATACGGTAGTCGCCGTTCATGAAGTTCGGCTTGGTATTGATAACCCATTCGCCTTCTGACTTCTGGGTATACGTATATACCCTGGAACTTCTGGAATACTTGTCGTATTCCGTATGGTTCACGTATTCGAGAGGGTAATATTCCCTGTATTCCTCGTTAGGCGCGGTAACGATATAGATAGAGTTAATCTTGGCAACGTCGCGTACCTGGAAATGAAGCATGTTCTGGTAGTCCAGCATTTCCTGGTAGCGCTGGGGATACGGTTCCGAAACCGGGATTGCCTGCCACGTATATACAGTACCTTCCGGAGTTCCGACCGGCATCACCTTAAAGAGTATATTCGGAGATTCCTTAACGATAGACCAAATATCATTATTGTAGTCTTCCTCGGTAAGCACATAGGCTTCTCGTTCATCATTAGTATCGAAGTAGAGGTTGTACTGACCCTTGATTACGTCTGATTCGTCGTAGATGTGGATTCGGGTAGCCTTCGGTATAAGGACACTGTTCTGGGTCCATGTAAGTAAATTGTCTGCGTTATATTTCGAAATTACGCCCTTAAGTAAATTGAAAGAGGTTTCCAGGATGTCTCCCGGTATCGCCTGGCGTCTAGGCACGATATTGACCCTTGTTACGGATTCGCGGATTAGTTCTCTGACGTTTATCATTAATAAAGCCCCATAGTTTGAATTCTATGGGGAATAATTAGATTAATCTTCGGGATATTCAAGTTCGCCGTCGTAGGCCAGGTCCATCTTCTTCAGCTCGTGTATGAGCTTCATTACCATTGTCCGCCAGTCCTTACGGTACCTTGAATCGCCCCAGAAATAGTGAAGTACGTCGTGCGTGGTCGAATTTACGCCTATGAACTTCTCCCTGTCGGAAATATCGAAATACCTGTCGGGGTTACAGTTCCTGTGGTGGAGGTTATAGGTCGTCGACAGGGGCTTGCCCGTTATCGGGTCGAACTTCTGTTCTTCCTTCACCTGGTTTCTGAGTTTCTTCCATTCCGGACTTCTCCTGAACTTCGTCTTTGCTGTTTGGTCTACCTTCTTCGGTTTCTTTGTTTCCGGTTTCTTCGAATTTCTCATATAGCGCCTCGCATGCCTGCCTGTTGATCTCGTCATATTCTTCACGTGTATACTTGTCCTTGAAATACTTCTCGTAGGCCCTGTCGGTATTGCACCATATCGGCCTGTCCTCGTATATCAGGCACCTGTTGTCATTAGACAAATATAGACAAATTCCGTCGCCCCTGTCGAGGTCTTTCATAAATCTTCCGATATTTCTACAACAGTACGCCTTGCATTTAGTACAGTCTATAGGCATCAGTACCCCATGAGCTTCAGGTATTCGTCGGCGACCTCGTCTGCCTGTTTATCGGTCATCTGGTCTACACATTCGTGATTCATTGCATAAATAGCCAGTGCAAGCGAGTCAGCCTTATCTGGCGAATGTCCGATAGTTTCCTTGATTTCTTCCTTCTTGCATAACTGCATCTTACCACTGTTATTGACGAATACTGTCGTGAACGATAGCTGTGTCTTAATATCGTCGTCATCAATGAACATTCCGGAACGGATCGCCTTTGCCAGTTCAGTATACATCTCGCACCTAGTATTCGCATATTTCTCTTTCTCAAAGGCAGCATGCGCGAAATTAATTCCCATTACTTCATAATTCTTGGCTTTCAACATATCGTATACCCCACAAGAGGATGAGCCTGTAATATCTATAAATATTCTCTTTGTATTATATTCATGTACCAGCATCTCTACGGTACTTGACAATTCGAATGTATTGGAATTCTGTAATACTTTCTGTGTTACTATTTCGAACTGATTGGCTACGGTTATAACGTTGGAGTCTGCACCCAGACCTGCAAGGTCTATTCCTATATATGTCGGTACGTTATCCGGGTTATACAGTTTCCTTACCTTTGAATAATCCTTATACTGTACAATAGAATTTACAGAATCCAGGTCGAGCATTACACCGCCTATTTCCTGTTCAAGTAAATCGGAATTTACTATCGAATCGGTCATAAGCTTAATCTGGTCTTCTGTAATAAACTTATTGTCACGCGTAGTGGCATGGATTATTTCAATTAAATCAGGATGTTCCTTACAGTAAAGATTAAGCCATGAACCGCGGCGCGGCGTAGACAATAAACGTATCTTACCTTCGATTCCCTTACCACGAAGACACGGTGATAGAATCGTAAACAGCTTATTCGGACTTAAGGCTGCCTCGTCACATACGGCGAGCGAAATCATAGATAAACCTCTTATAGATTCTAGATTCTCATATGATGCGCCGAATATGACGCCTTCACCGTATTCCATCTTCATCGCGCCTCGATTATATACATAATCGATACCGAGTTCTCTAAGTCTGGCTTCCACTTCGGCGAACAAGACTTCTGTCAAGGACTTAAATGTTTGAGCTAAAGCTATTACCCTCTTTCCTTCAAGGAAATACTTTACAATAAGTAAAGACGCAGCATAGCTCTTGCCTGCTGCACGCCCGCAAACCATATATGTAATAGGCGCCTTACTGTTAAGTAATTTCAATTGATGAGGAAATAGCTTATACTTTATATTCATTTAAATTTCATTAATCCATCAGACCGAATGTAATATTAAGCTGGTTATCCTTCTGTTCCACCTTGAGCTGTTTGCCTGTATCCCTGCCCCAGTGCTCACGGTCACGCCTATCGAGAATTTCCAGATATTTCTGGATTACTTTCGGTTGGGTGGCCATCATAAGTTCCTTGGTAAGCAATTGACGTAATTTCAGAATCTGACCTTCATAATAATCTTCCGGAATATCGTCTACTATTGTACCTATAGGCGCAAAGTGGAATACGAGTTTCTTGAATTCGCCAAGATTTGACGTAGACAGTAAGCCCATAGTTAAGTCCTGGTTTATCTCTGGTACATTTAGAGTACTACCGTTCTTTACGATGACGGTATCTAGAGTAACATGTTTCCATGTATTCTTTATCCATTCTGATAAGGTCATTCCTTCCTCCGTCTGTATTCCGCGATTTCGCGATATTCCTCGTCTGTATACATCGGCTTAATAGGTTGGATTACGTTAAGAACTCCAGCAAGCTTCTTAACCTGTTCCTGGAGGATAGCTATCGTAATCTTGATTTCAGCCAGGTCTTTCCTGACGTCTTCGTTATTTGTTTGTTTCTTTGTAATTTCTTCTTTCTTCATACCTCTATAATTAGCAAATCCAACTTACGTTAACCGCAAGTTGGATTCTTGATGACCAGTATTGTAAACTTTATTTAACTATGCATAGTTTCTCTTAAGCGTGCTTGAGTTGATAATGAATGTATCCTAGCATGTTCATTTCTACTCAAGAA